GTCAAAGATATATGAATAATGTATCCATAAACTTGAACGTATTACTGCTAGGATCAATTCCTATTGATAAGCACCTGAAAAGGTACTATATCTCTAAGTATCGTCACATGTGTACCAACAACGGTGTGGATTATGCTAATGCTAAGTTTAAAGCACTAACGTGCGCTCTTAAAGAGTACAAGGCCTCTGGGCACATTCCAACACCTGGTATACGCCGTAATGGCTGGTTTAAGAAGCTGATTACTTACATGGATGCACAGCCACACTTTGTGCTTGCATTTCTCAAGGGTTTAACCTCTTGGAAAAGTAAGTTAGATGTGGATTCGTCTGCGTCTGACTTCCATGAGAAGCTGGAGAGTATTACCCGTGATAAGGTAAACACCACAGTTCCTAAGTTCCTTGAAGCTTGGTATTGGCTTGTTCTTCGCTGTAAGAACCTAGGTCAATATTATGACTTACATACCAATGTCCCGGATTGGGCCGAGGTGACTAATCGATCACCATTTGAGGCTTATATGAGACATCATACACGTAGTGAATTCATTTCATACGTGATCCGTTGGCGGAAAGTCTTTGGTTTGACCAAAGATTGGAAGCGAGTCTATCAAGAACCAAAACGTAGTTCTAAACCCGTATTTCCAGAGCTCTACAAAGATGCAGTAGATGGTTTAACCACCAAATACTCGCATAGTTTCGAGCGAGACTATGCAAATGTTCTTGCAACTTTGCGCTGGAACCCTGACCTCGATTGGGAAGACAAGATGACCATCTTGGAAGTCATGTCTGACGATATACGAGACGAGTGGTTCGCCGTTAGTGCTGGCGAATACTCACCTATATTCGACGTCGACGACGTTGATGCAGGTCTCTATGTCGGCGATATTCACTACATTCCTAAGAATGGAACTGATTATCGTCCTATCGGAGTGCCTAATCGCTTCATACAATCAGCCTTAGTGCCGGTGTATGAGACGCTCTCAGGTTGGGTACGGAAATTACCTTGCGATGCTACATTCAATCAGGATAAGTATGATGACGTGATAACCTCACGTGTCACAACTGACTCCCGATTCATCGGATCTGTAGATCTGTCATCGGCCACAGAACATCTACCACTAACGTGGATAGAGCCCTTGATGGAGAGACTTCTCTTAAGAGACGATGAGATCACCTCTTGGAATCTTTTCAAGAGTGTGTCTAGAGCAGCATGGAACAACAACGGTAATTTGAGTTATTGGCAAGTAGGACAACCATTAGGAAGTTTACCTTC